TGGCAGTCAACGTTCGTAACTTTGCTATCCCACGTCTGCGTGGTGTAAATGTTGAGCAAGATTACGAAGTAATGAACCAGCGTAACGTTATCGTTGCTACTCAGTCTCTGGGCTTTAACCAGCTCGTTGCTGACACTTCAACCGACGTATCGGTAGTTCGACTCAACGCAGTAGCTTAATTGCTGCATAAACTGGGGAGGTTCGCCTCCCCAAGTTTTTATTAATTAGCTTATGACAGATTTAGTTACTCTTATAGAATATAAAGCCGCCGAAGGGATTAATGCTCCTAAAAATGACGAGCAGCTTAATTTTATTATTCCGTCTGTGAGTCAATTAGTAAAGACTTATTGTGCAAATACTTTTGTAGATTATTACTCTACAAATAAAGTAGATACAGTTAATGTTGATTGGGATACGCATATTGTACAATTAACTGAGAGTCCTGTAAATGCAATTGTATCTGTAGAAGAGCGTGAGACATATGACTCTTCTTACAATACTTTGACAACAACAAGTCATGAATATTATTTAGATAGTGCTACAGATAGCATTATTCGTACAACAGGTGGAACAACATATAAGCATTGGGCTCGTGGCCCAGGCGCAGTTCGTGTAACTTATACAGCAGGATATGCTAGTATTCCGACTGATCTACGTCTTGCTGTTATGGATTTGATTACTTACTACTTGAAGGATGAGCACAAAGAGCGACGATCTATTGCTGGCGCTAGTATTCAGAATCAAGCAAGTTCAAGTCAGCGTAATAATGTGGCATTTCCTGACCATATTAAACGCGTTCTTGACCTTTATAAAAACTTTTAATGTCATCTACAAACTTAAAAAAGTTTTTAACAAAATTAGATAAAGAATTACAAAGAAACTCGGAAAATTACAGAACCGCAGTAACTAATAAAAAGTATCATGTATTTACTTATAAAAGTACTGATCTTCGAAATACTTTAAAATTGTTGCTAGATAAATCTACTAGCTTTGATAATGAAGGTAGAGAAATTTTAAGAAATGTTAGAGAAGAATTGAATCCTCTCATAACAAAGCTAACTAAAAATATTCGAAAAGAGTTTGAAAATATTGCAGCAGCTTCTAATAAAACTGTTAGAGTAAGGAATATTCGGGGTGGAGTTACTGTAACTGTATTTGAATTTGAGGGTAAGAAAGGGCAGAGAGATAACTTTAAGTTAATTCAAAATGCATATAAAAAATACTTAGATGCTTTTTATCAAGATTTTTTAAAGATTTTAGGCAAGCCGATACTTCGTAAAAGTAAAAGTGCTAAAGGCGGAAAAGTTAATGTTGGCACAGCAGGACAAGCTTTTAACTTAGAGCACTACAAAGGTGCAAGTAATATTGAAATGTTTATTAATGATGCAGTCCATGCAGCATTGCAAAATATTTATAAAACAAGCGACATTACAGGAATCAAAAAAGAGTTAAAGCAATATCAGTTAGAAACTGTTTTACAAATCCATAAAAAAGTAAAGCAGGGAAAAGTCGAAGTAAAACTTGGAAGTCAACTTTTAAATGTTATTCAGTCAAAAGAAGAGCAGGGTTTAAAAAGAGATTTAACTAAGCAGTTAAGAAATGCAATACAAAAACTAGATGTTGTAAATTTAGAGGGTTCTGATAGTCTATTAGATGGACAAAGAAAAAAGGTAATAAAAACAGTAGTTACTCCTTTTAAGAAAAGCAAAAATCTTACTGTAAAACATGAAAAAATTACAGTTAAAGAGAGCGGTCCCGCAACATTAAGAAAAAAACCAAAGGTTAGAAAGAATACAAAAACTCAGGTACCTTTAGTAAGAAAAAGAAAGTTAGAGCCTCGAGAGGGGGATAATCGTCGTTCAATGTTTGCTATAATGGCGATGATTAATCAAAAACTTCCTCAGACTGTAGAGAAGAATATGGGAGCGCCTGGCTTGGAAAATCGAACAGGTAGATTTGCAAGAAGTGTCAAACTTACAGACGTTTCTGCTACTCGACAAAATTTTCCAAGTTTCGGTTATACATATGATAAAGAACCTTATCAGGTTTTTGAAATTGGGAGAGGTCGAGCTCCCTGGGCTACGCCCGAAAGAGACCCTCGAAAAGTGATAGACGCTTCAGTACGAGAACTAGCAGCAGAAATGGCAATAGGAAGATTTTATACTAGGAGAGTATAGTGGCTAATGAGAGAAAATATACAAGCCGTAGATCTGCTATTACCAAGGGCCTAGCTGAAAAACTAGCAGACATTGATGGTAGGGGCATTTATCATACTGCAGTTGCAGAAGTAAGTCCTCGTTTAAAGTTTTGGGACGAAGTAGAAGAATTTCCAGCAATTCATTTAAATGCAGGATCTGAGACTCGACAGTACCAAGGAGGGGGTTTCAAAGACCGCTTTCTAAATGTCACAATTCGATGTTATGTAAATCAAGAGGATTCAGTAGATGCTCTTGATGAATTATTAGAAGATGTAGAAACAGTCCTAGAAGAAAATAGTAGATTTATATACTATGATAGAATGGGACTAGAGCAAGTTACACAACAAATCACAATAATCAGTATTGATACTGATGAAGGTGTATTAGATCCTTTAGGAGTGGCAGAAATACTCATAGAGGTTCGATACTAGAAACGACTGGCACGAACAAAGGTTCACGACCAAGTCTTTTCAAAGTTCATAGGAGATAAACTATGGCAGATCAATTATATTTTAGTAGAGACTCGAAACTCTTTGTTGAGTGGGCAGGTACTACGGGTGTCTGGGAAGTGCCAATTCTTGATGGATTTAGCTTTTCTCAGGGTACTAATGCTTCGGAAATTACTCTTGCAGAAATGGAAGATACAAGTGCTATAAGTAGACGCGGTCGTCGACTGTTTAACGACTCTCTCGCTCCGGTAGAGTGGAGTTTTAGTACTTATGTGCGACCTTTCAAATCAGCAGGCAGCGCCAGCAATGATGGAATTGCAGATGCAACTCTAAATAATCATCACGCCGTAGAAGAAGTTCTTTGGGCTCTTATGGCTGGTGCAGATACTTATTCTTCATCTACTTTTTCAAGAACTGCAAATCAACACGGTGGTAATGGAACAGTATTTACTGCGGATACAACAGATGCTGATATTAGCTTTCAGCAAAGTAACCGGTCCTCTTTGCCAACAGCAACACTGTACTTTGTAGTAAGTACGGCAGCGGCAAACCCGGTTGTTTATAAAATTAATAATGCAGCAGTAAATGAAGCTTCTATTGACTTTGATGTTGATGGTATTGCTACTATTAACTGGTCAGGTTTCGGAAAAGAAATTGTAGACTTTAGTGGTAGTGTACATCGTGATGCTACGGCCCCCGCCACTAATGGCGAAACTACTGCTGATGGCACCGCACTCGCAGATGGAGAAATTTGGCTTGACTCAGATAATGACGATGCTTTCCACATTGTAACCGATGTATCTGCAGGAACATATGTAAGAGCAGTTGATGAAGGTACGGCAGCTACAAATAATTTTATTCGTAACCGTTTGACTTCTTTAGCTATCACTGCAGGAGATGCTACTACTTTCCCCGGCTCTTCTGCGGGAGCATATGGTCTTACTCTTACGGGTGGTAATATTACAATTACAAATAATATTACTTATCTTGTACCAGAAGAACTTGGAACTGTAAACATTCCTATTGAAAACATTACAGGTGCTCGTTCTGTAACCGGAAGTTTTACTTGTTATCTTACTTTGGATGACAGTGATTATACTACCTCTGGTACTTCGGCTGACTTCTTTAACGATCTTACAAGTACTGCGGCACTTCAGAAAGTTGTTAACGAATTTGATCTTACCTTTGCAATTGGAGGTACTTCAGGTACCCCTCGATTGGAAATTGGTATGCCTAAAGCACACGTTGAGATTCCTGCTCACTCAATTGAAGATGTTATTTCACTTGAGACTACTTTCCACGGTTTGGGATCTTCAATTAGTGCCACTGACGAAGTAGATGTAAAATATGTGGGTGTAACCCCTACTACTTAATACTACTTAATTTTATTAAACCCGTTTCGGCGGGTTTTTTGCTTCCAGGTGTTTAAAAATACTTCTTGACTTTTTTGTTGTGCTTCGATATAATATGTGTATTAAATTAATGATAATTTTATAAGGATTTTTTTATGAGTGATTCGCCCGTTTCTCTTTCGAGTCTTATGACTCCAAGTAAAACTGTAACAATTGATTTTCCTGGCTATTCAGGAATGTCAGTTGATCTTTGCTACTTAGCAAGAGAAGAACTGTTAAAGTTACGCAAAAAATGTGTAACTACTAAATTTGATAAAAAAACTCGTCAGCCGGAAGAGGTATTAGACGAGGAAAAGTTTTTAGTAGAATATTGTAAGGCAGTAATCAAAGATTGGTCAGGACTGCAGTATCAATACCTAGAAGAGCTTCTTTTGGTAGATGTCTCAGAGCTTGACCCCGAAGATGAACTAGCCTACAGCCAAGAAAATGCAGAAGTGCTTATGAAAAACTCTTCTACATTTGATAGCTGGGTCACAGAAACAGTAGGTGACTTGGAAAATTTTACGAGCAACAAGTAGCTGAAATACATAAGCTACTTGAAAGATACGTTCGAGAAAGTTCACAAATTGATGTAGATAAGTATTTACTTATCTGCGAACAGTTAGGTCAAGAGCCTGATCCTGCCAAAATGCCGCTGGACTCTTCTAGTTTTCCTGAAGAAGTTCAAGTGGCATTTTTTGTGTTTTCATTACTATCGGACTCTTGGGAAGGAATGTCTGGTACATATATGGGCAAACACTGGGAGAATTTAAAGTATATATTTGAGCTATATAATATAGATAATCATAAAATTATATTCTTTTTTATGAAACTCTATGAAGGAATTCTTATAAAATATAGATCAGAAGAATCAGATAAAAAACGTAAAGCAGAGGAGCGTAAAGGAAAGTCTGCAGGAGGTGGTAAACAGTACACCCATAATGTGCGTGGCTAATGGCAGCAAATGAAATTAACTTAACTCTTAAGATTACCGAAAAAGGAAATCTTAAAGTAGTTGGTCAAAAAGCAGAAAAAGCGGCAGCGGGACTAGATAAAACCGCAAAGTCAGCTCGTAATGCTGATCGAAATTTAAAAGGTGCTTCTCAGCAATCTGCAAACGGTACTAAAAACTTCTCAAAAATGGCACAGGGTATATCAGGTACCTTGGTCCCCGCCTATGCTACTTTGGCTGCAAACGTTTTTGCAATTACTGCAGCATTCAACTTCCTAAAAACTGCAGCGGACTTTAGAGTAGTTACTGAGTCTCAGGTAGCTTTTGCGTCTGCAACAGGTATCGGTGTTCGAAGTATAACAAAAGATATACAACAAGCTTCAGATGGACTGGTCTCTTTTACAGATGCCGCTTCTGCAGCTGCTATTGGCGTAGCTTCAGGACTTAGTCCCGATCAATTAAGAGGATTCGCAGCAGGAGCAAAAAACGTATCTGTAATTTTAGGAAGAGATGTAACAGACTCTTTTAATCGTTTAATTAGGGGTGTTACAAAAGCAGAACCTGAACTTCTTGACGAACTTGGTATTATTCTGCGATTAACTACTGCTACGGAAAACTATGCGGGTCAGTTAAATAAGAGTGTCAAGGACTTAACACTATTCGAAAAAAGCCAAGCAGTAGCAGTAGAAGTTCAATCGCAGTTAGATAAAAAATATGGAGCAGTTGCCGCAGCAGTTGAGCTTCAAGGAAACTCTATAGCAAAACTAGGTATTGCTTTTGAAAAAGTATTGAACCCTGTTAAAGAATTTATATCTGTACTCGCCGAGCCTACGGCAGAATTTTTTACTAGAAATATCGGATCCTTGGCAGCAGCATTAGCTCTTATTGCTCTACCAATAACTAAAGCCATTTTGCCTAGTCTGGATGACTGGGCTGAAAAGTCAAAAATTTCTGCTAGTAAAATTAAAAAAGAACTGATAGCAACTAGAAACGAAATTCAAGAACTAGAAGTAGCCCAAGCACGATTACGGGCAGCAGGAAAAGACCCAGCTCAAGCTGCAGCTCAAGCTGTTGAAGGCGTTCAAAGTAAAGCTTCAGGTATTGTAAAACTTCAACAAGGAAAATATACAGAACTTACAAAAAGAGAAATCTCTTCTTTGCTTATTCAAGCTAAAAAAGGTCAGGGTGCTGTAACCCAAATGTCGAAAAAGATGCAAGCTCAATATATTGCATCTCTTAAAGCTATGAAGGGACAATCCACCAGTACTTTTTCAGTCATACGAAACGGCTTTGCCAGACTGTATACTTTTGTACAAGTTGAAACAAAGCGTATGCAAGCTCGTTGGGAGGTTGCTATGCTACGAATGAAACAGGCAACTTCTTTATTTGTAAAAGGTGTGAATAAGTTAATGAAAGGCCTGGGCATTATAGGGGTAGCGCTTCTTTTAAAGGATTTAGCAGTAGAGGGCGCAAGAGCTATGGGCTTTTTGACTGACACGCAGGGAGACTTAGACAGAGCTGCGTCTTTAGACCAGCTTTCAGAAAGATTAAAAAATACTACAAAAGAATTCTCTAAATTTGCAAAGATTCAGAGTGAGTTTGCAAAAACAGATCAAGGATTTACTTTGGAAAGTCTAAACGCTTTATCCAACTTTATAGGAACCCAAGGTTCTGTATTTGCAGACATAGCAAGCGAGTATAGAGTTTTAAAAGATATAGTAGGAAATGAGACAATAGGAGGGGATGTATCTTCCATGGTGGGAATGGTAGATCTTCCAGAAAAATTAAGTGATTTAATGAAAAATAGTGCCGAATCTGCGGAGGGTTTTGTAGAAGCATTAAAAGCAGCAAATGTTCAAGCACAGCCTCTAGGTGCTGAGCTGTTAAGGATTGCAGAAACAATGACAAACGAAGGTGGTTTAGCTAATTTAACAGAGAAAGATTTAAATAGATTCCAAGAACTTTTAAAATACTTTACAGAATTAGGGCAAAAAACTACTATTCTTCAACAAAAAGAGCAAGGAATAAATGAGCAGTATAGAAGAAGAGTTTCTTCTATTACTCAATTTAGCACAAGTGTTACGAGTCTAATAACAGAAATAGAAAAAACTCTTGAGCTAGAAGGTGAAGTTACTACAAATAACGAAAAGCGAATAGAGGCCTATAAACAGCAGCTAGACTTTTTGCAAAAGATAAGAGATGTAGAAATCGAAAGAATACTAGCAACTAAAAGATTAAAACTTGAAGAAGAAAAAGGTAAGCGTTTTGAACTAGGAGGATTTTCTATAGGAGCAACAAGCGGTATTGCTGCAGAGCAAGCTCGTCAACGAGCAGTATCGGCAGCTCAAGTGGCTTTGACAGATGCAGAACGCAATTTTAATCTTGCTCAAGAAGGAGAAGTTGAGGCAGACGCTAAAAAACTGCAAGAGCTAGAATTGAATGTTGCACTTGCAACAGAAGCGCTAAAAAACTTAAATGCAGAACTTGATTTTGGTAATCGACTTGTTACAGGTATTGCAGATAGCTTTGAAAGTAGCTTTGCTACAGCGTTTGAAGGAATTGTTAGTGGAACAATGAGTGTAAAAGACGCGTTTCTTTCTATGGGTAAGAGTATTCTTTCAATGATTCTTAAAATGATTGCCCAAATGATAGCATTTAAAATTGTTTCTAGCTTTATGGGAGCTTTCTTCCCAGGTAGTGCCCAAGCCGCAGGTCAAGTATCTCAATATGGGGTCGCGGGAGGTATGCCCGCACCTGTAACTCCTTTAGGTGGAGGCGGAGGTCCTCGATACGGTGGTATGTTTGAGCCTACTCCGGGGTATAGAGATGGGGGTGTAGCAAAAGGTAGACACGCTGGGTACCCTGCAATTCTTCATGGAACAGAAGCTGTAGTGCCTCTTCCAAATGGCAACTCTATTCCTGTAGAACTAAAAAATGGTGGAAGTCAGAACAATAATGTAGTTGTAAATGTGTCCGTAGATAATGATGGTCAAAGTTCTCAAAATATGCAATCAGATAGCTCTCAAGGAGCAAATCTTGGAAAAGCAATTGCAGCGGCAGTCCAGCAAGAGATAATGAATCAAAGAAGAAATGGTGGGATGCTTAGTCCCTATGGAGCATCTTAATGGCTACATTTAGTTTTACAATACCTGCTGCAGATGTAGATACTTTAAAAAATACTTCTAGTAGCTCTAATTTTGAAGCTGTAGCAGATCGAGGTTTATCTAGACAGGCACAGCAGAGAGTACTTGTTGCAAGGTTTGGTGACGGATATGAACAAAGAGTAAGAGATGGTGTAAATACAAAAACCGAAAATTTTAACATCTCTTTTAATAATCGCAGTGCAGATGAAGTCAACTTAATCGCAGCATATTTAGACAGTAAAGCAGCCCTTAGCTTTACTTTAGTAATTACAGATACTTTTTCAAGTGGAAGTCTTACTACAAGTAGTATAAAAGTAGTTTGTGATGGATATCAAATTCAATATGGACATACAGACTATCATAGTTTAACAACAACTTTACGAAGAGTTTATGAGCCGTAGAAATGACAGATTTAATTGATGCCGTACAAGATGATAGTATTGATGATAGCTTTGTAGAGCTTTTTGAAGTTTCTGTTCCAGATAGTACTACTTATTATTTATTCAATGGATTAGACGATGGAACCGATAAAATAGAGTTTCGTCAAAATGATTATGTTGCTATACCTATTCAAATAGAGGGTATAGAAATGAGTGCAACAGGGGCCGCCTCTCGTCCTACCCTAAGTGTTGCAAATATTCCAGCACTAACAAAAAACTTAAATAGTAATGAAGAACTATTACAAGATATTCGGGAAGCTTTAAATTTTGAAACGAATGATGACTTAATTGGTACAAGAGTAATTTATCATAGAACTTTAAAATCAAATACAGATAATAATAGCGCAACTTCTCCTGAGTTTCCTCCGCAGGTTTTTTATATAGATAGAATTGCTGCAGAAAATAATTTATTTGTAGCTTTTGAGCTAGCTTCTCCTTTTGATATAGAAGGCGCAAAACTACCTCATAGAGTAGTTATTGGAAAATACTGTCCTTGGCAATATCAAGGAGTCCAATTAGGTCTAGGGGGCGGCTGCACGTGGCCACTAAATAATCAACCTTTTGCAGATCCAAATGGCAAGGGTTTATATTTTGAAAGTGATGATGATTTAATTAGTAGAGATTTAACTCAAACTGCAGCAATCAATGTTTGGGCTGCTGGAACATCGTATACTCCCGGAAATAAAGCTTTTACAACAGATACTGTAAACGGATATACCCATACAAGAGTTTGGGAAGCTCTTTTCTCGAGCACTGGAAAAGACCCAAGAACTTATAGAAAGTATTGGAAAAGAATAGATCTTTGCAGTAAAACTTTAACTGGGTGTAAAAAAAGATTTCAAGGAAACTATAGTGGATCCACTTTAGATCAAAACGTATCTTTGCCGTTTGGAGGCTTTCCAGGAAGCAAAAAGTTTAAGTGATTGATGAGATAAGAAAACACTTCGAAAAAGAATATCCTCGAGAAGGTTGTGGTATAATAGGAATTATAAAAGGTAAAAAAAGATGGTTTCCTTGTGAAAATATTGCAAAAGATGAAGAAGATTTTATACTATCCTCTTCAGAGTATTTAGAGATAAAAAGTAAGTGTGATATTTTTGCAATTGTACATAGTCATCCAGATACTACAAATAAAGCTTCTGAGTATGATATAAATTGCTGTAACGCATTAGGAATACCTTACTATATATTTAGCTATCCTGATATGGAACTAAATATATTAGAGCCAAAAACAAAAGCGCATCCTCTTATTGGAAGAGAGTACGAATTTGGTGTTACAGATTGCTTTGAAGCTATGAGAGATTATCTAGCAGAACAAAATATAAAAATACCACCAAGAATACCATTTGAGGACAATTGGTGGAACAATAGTTTAGATTATTTTACAGAAGAAAATATTAAAAACTGGAACCATGTAAAAGTAGATACTCCTCAGAAGAATGACGTATTGATCTTTCAAGTAAGAGAAAATGTTGCAGATCATTGTGGAGTGTACCTGGGAAATGATATTTTCTTTCATCACGCAGAGAACAGACTCTCGTGTAGAGAGCATTTATACCCATTTTGGGCACAGCATATAGTAGGAATTTATCGTCATGTTGCGTAAAGTATATTTAGAAGGCGAAATTGGAGAAAAGTTTGGCAAAGAGTTTGAAATAGAAGCAAACTCTTTTGGCAAAGTAATTCAATGTTTAGAACTTAATTTTTCAGAGTTTCGAAATTATCTTATTGATTGTGCCGAAAAAGGTATTAATTTTACTTGTCAAGTTGCTGATAAGCCAATTGAACATGAACGAGAAATACTTTTAGAATACGAAGAGGGGGATATGATAATTACTGCTGTTCCTGCTGGATCTAAAAGTGGTATAGGTAAATTACTTGCTGCGGCAGTATTGATTACTGCTGCCTTTATTGTCCCTGGTATGCTTCCTTTCGCAAATTCTTTAGTTTTTGCAGGAGGAACCATGACTTGGGGAACTCTTATAGGAACAACTCTTTTAGCAATGGGTGTGAGTTTAGGTATGGCAGGTATACAACAGTTAATGGCTCCAGATCCTTCCGTAGATAATCAACAAGATGAAAGCTACCTTTTTCAAGGGTCAGGACAAACAATATTAGAAGGGGATCCTGTTCCTGTTCTGTATGGCAAACTAAGAGTTCCTGGACGTCCTATTTCCTTTGAAGTTAAGAATGCTAATCAGACATTCATTGATATGGTAGAGGGCGGCACAAACTATATTGGACCTACAGATCCCACAAGTGGTGGTGGCTCTGGTGGTGGCGGTGGCAACGACGGCAAGATGGAGATACCAAAGTATGCCCATTAATATTCCTTACAACTTTTTAAATAATTCGACAAATCTTAACTCTAGAGGTATACAAACTGGAGATACTGAGCAATATGTAGGAATTGTAGACATGATCTGCGAAGGCCCTATTCGAGGCCTTGTAGATGGAAAGCGTTCTATATTTTTAGACAATGTTCCTTTTGAGGATTCAAAAAATGTAGGAATTTCTAGAGAGGCTGTAGGAACATATACATTTCCTACATTAGGTATCACTAATGGGGGGACTACAGCAGCTGCAGATGGATATACTTTTAGAGCTAACGATGTCGGTAAGTATGTAGTTGTTGAAATAACCAATCAAACTTTTGGAAATGGAGAAATTACTGCCGGACAAGCCTACAATGGCTTTTCTATGGTTACTTTAAATGATGGAACCTCCTCAACTATTCCTACAACTTTCAGTAATAATTTAATATTTGCTAAACTTACAAAAGGTTCGTTACTTTCAGAAGATACTTTAAATCTTGAAGGGGAAGTAACTGTAAATACTACTTCGCACGATCATATTTTTCGATCTAATCACCCTCCTACTGCAGTAAGTATAAATGAGAGTGTCGACCACACTCTAAGAGTATATGCTGCATTTAAAATCGCGTCAGTAAACACAGCTACAAACAGTATGACTCTCGATAGTACTTCGGGAGCAAGCTATGCTACTACTTGGCCTCAAACTACTGGAAACTATAATTTTTGGGTTCAAGATGCCCGCCCTGTAGAGCCTTCCTTAATAGGCCCAGGAGCTGCTGGTGCAGGTAACATTAAAAAAGTAGAAGCCTCTACTTACCAGTTTAATCGAGGCACACATAATCAGCTTCCTTTTTCTGATGTAAATGGTGTAGCTGGAGGAAGCTCCGTTACTGGGACCGGGGGAAATACTCCAATTAAGCAACCTAGCACCCTTCCTTCCGAAATAACTGCAGCAGGTTTTTCTTATGGTAGTTGGAATAGTGGTAGAGGTAGATACGATACTTATGGATATCCTCCTGGACAATCATTTGCAGATAATTCAGGCAATGCTATAGTAATTCCTGCAAATAGTGGCGGCTCAGGTCTTGGATTTGGCTTAACAAATTCTCAAATCTCTCAAGTTGATGAAATAAATATTCGTATTCAATATAGTTCTCTTTATACAATGAATACTGAGAACGGGGACAAAGAATCTGCACATGCTCATTACGTGTTTCAAATTCAAACAACATTGGACGAAACAGACAGTGACTGGAAAACTTTATTTAGCCAGCATGGTGGAACAGTAATTCACGCTGGAAAAACAACTGCTCCTACTTCTTTTGACCATACAATTGGTTTAAATAGATTCAAACCTTTTGATGATTTTAGTATTAGAATAGTTCGATTAACAAGACCTTCAGGTATGCCAGTGTGGGCAGATGGAACTGCAGGTGGTCGAACGAATCTTGATAAATGGCAAATGCAAGCAAGTTCAGGAATTAATGGTGCATCTCTTTCTGCTACTATTAAGGATAAACTGAGCTATCCTTACACTGCTTCCGCAGCTATTACCTTTTCTTCTAAAGAGTTTAGTAACTTGCCTCAGAGAAGTTATCTGCTTGAAGGAATGAAAGTACAAATTCCTAATAATTATACTCCTCGTGAGTATTCTAGTGATGGAGTTGCAAAATATACCGGATTCTGGAATGGGGGATTTAAGGGTCTTTTTTACACAGATAATCCCGCTTGGATTTTTTACGATATTGTAACAAATCAAAGGTATGGAGCGGGTAAATGGATTCACCCAAATGATATAAATGAATATGCTTTATATAGAATTGCAAAGTACTGTGACGAGCTTGTAGATGATGGAAATGGGGGTACAGAGCCCCGCTTCCGCGCAAATCTATATCTGTCAAAATCCACAGAAATATTTAAGGTTCTTAAAGATATGGCTAGTATGTTTACTGGCATGCTTTATTGGATGGACGGTAAATTAAATGTAGTTCAAGATTTGCCATCAGAACCTGTCTACACTTTTTCAAAGTCAAATGTTGTAAATGGTATTTTTAATTATGAAGGAACTTCGAGAAAAAATCGTACAAATCAAGTAATTGTTACATGGAACGATCCCACTGCTAACTACGAGCCTGTTTCCTTAGTCGTAGAAGATAGAGAAGCCATTGCTTCTAGTGGTAAATTAATTAGTGAAGGTGCAGTTGCTATGGGAGCAACTTCGGAAGGCCAAGCTATTCGATATGGACGATGGAAGCTCTGGACAGCACAAAATCAAAAAGAATTAGTTTCATTTCAAGCAGGCTTGCACGGAGCATATATTCGTCCCGGAGACGTAGTTAATGTACAAGATAAAGATAGATATGGAGTAGATTTAAGCGGAAGAATAAGTAGTTCTACCGCACCTACCTCTAATACTATTACTTTAGATCGGCCGATAGAACTTCTTACAGGGACTTATACTCTTCATACTTTAGTGGAAAGCCATGCAGCTTTTTATGCAGGTCTTGATACTATTAGTATAAATTCTGTTTCCTATAATAAAGGTGACAGAATTACAGGGCAAGTATATGTAGACGGTGCTTTAACAACTATTTCAACCGAAGAAGACGCTTCTAATGTTACTCAAACTGCTGTCAGCACTACTCCCATCCCTACAGTATGGAAGCCTTACACTTATGTTCAAGAAAATACTGTAAGTACTTCAGCTGGAAGCAATATAACAACTTTAACCACTACAGCTAATTTTGGAACTAATCCTGCTGCAGGAAGTGTCTGGGCCCTTACTAGAGTTTCTAGCGGACAAGAAGTACTCGGCTCTACAAAAGAATATAAAGTACTTGCCGTTTCTCAAAATGACGAAAAAAATACTTTTTCAATTAGTGCAGTAGAATATTATATTGAAAAATATGACGCAGTGGATAAAGACTATGCTCTTGGTGTTGTAGATGGAGGAATTTACGAAGGCGTAGAAGACCCCGAAGGAGATGTTCCAGCACCGTCAAATATATTTATTGTTCTTGAGACTGATGCAAAACAGCCTGGAGAAGAGTTACGTATTGAGTGGGAAAAGCCCCAAGAAGAGTACACAGATACTAGCGATAATACTCAAGAAAGAGACTATGAGTTTTTCGCAGGCTATGAATTTGTTCATAATATTCCTAACTTCCCAAGTCCAATGTTTACGGAACAAACCTCGATTCGATTCGATAATGTTCCAAATGGCTTTTATACTTTCCGGGTTCGTACACTTTCAAAAGGTGGAAACAGCTCTGACTTTATAAGTACTCACTATGATGTAGAGGATCCTTACGGTGCAAATGTTGCTCGTATGCAGGGAGGCATTGTAAAAGGTGGTAAGTCAAATGCTCAAATAAGTATAAATTCAAATAATCAAGTTGCTTTCCAAGTAAATCCTTGTGCTTTTGCCTCTCTGGGAGATCCTTTAAATACTCGCAGCATAACAAATAACTATTCTCTTACAAGCTTAGCTACTGGAACCCCCTATTATGTATATGTAGGGACCTCAATAAAACTAGTATATTGGGATGAGTATTCTTTAAAAAATCTTCCTTTCTGGAGAGAAATTAATGCTGGTTCAAGCCATCTTTCTAGTCAAGCAAGTGAGTGGACTTCTCTAGGCTCCGTAACAATTCCTAAAAACTCAAATACAGTTACAGGAAGCGGTTTTAGCACTTCTGTGCTGCCTAGAGATGTGGTATCTTTTGGTGAAGAAATATTTCCTGCACATGATATTTTTGGTATAACCATTGGAAGTTCTCCAAATTACGAGGTTACTATTAATATGGAAAATGACCCAAGCGGGTCGGGTGTTGTAAACCCCCATGGTCTGACCGATGGAGATAGAATAGTTGTAAATACCACTTTTGCCGGGGGAGCTCAAGCACTAGATAGTAGGTATTTTTATGTAGATGCTATAGATGCCTATAGTTTACGACTTTACGAAGATTATGACTCCGCTACAGGAACTCTTAGCAATCTTGTTAATGGACAAAATCTTAGCTATACCGATGAAGGAACTTTTCGACAAATTCATGCGGATGCTGCAATTGTAACCGCAGTTATTAGTGATACAGAAATTAGATTAGATAGAGCATTTGATCATGCAGTGTCTACAACTGCATATAGAAGCGACTTCCGCCCTGACTATGAGCAGCATGCTATCGTTGCAGAAGTTGCAAAAGGGGGTGCCTCACCTAACTTTACATATTCAATCGACTCCTTCCTTGTAATAGATCCAAATTTAAATCTTGGAAAGTCGGTACTTGTTACACCAAGTATTTCGAGCCTGCGTTATGATGGCTCGGGCACTCTTCAGACTTCTTATTCCTCAATAACTGCAACTGCAACCGCAATTGGTTTTGTAGCGCCTAAGTTTAAGTTTTCTGCAAAATCTTCTGGACTCTCAGGAACTTTAGATACTGCCTATCAGCCCCCGGACTCTTCTGGAGGAGCTACATATACATTTGATATACATGATGGAACAGATGTTGCATTTAATAATGGAATTGTTGAAGATATAACTGTCGAAGTCATCGAAGAGTTTGATACCGGGGATATATTCGAAGGAAAAGGATTTGTAGCAAAAAGTTCTACAGGTGCAGACGGTGTTGCGGGACATACCGTTATTCTTGAAGCAGAAGATTACACAGTTATCTATAATGATTTAGGGGCATCTCCAGTTTACAATGGATCCTCCACAAATAATACACTCGATTTTACTGCAACACCCAGTACATCTATTAGCTCTCCCGAATACTATTTTACTTTTGAGCCGGGAAATGTAACTACTGCAGACTTTACTAAAACAGGTTTTGGGGCGTGGCAATCCGGAGCAACCGCAACTGTAAGTGTTCCTAGCAATGCAGATTCTTGGGATGACTCAGGAAGTGAGCGTCCTGGAAGTTATTCTGTAAAAGTACAAGTTAGAGAAAGTGGATCAAATACAGTTCTTGCTTTTGATATTGTTACAGTACAAGGTATTCGAGCTGCAGAAGATGGATATTGGATATCTTTCTCAAATGAAGCACACAGCATTCCCACAACCTTTGATGGCATTCCAGAAGGTACAGCAGGAACTACTTCTAACTATGTTATAGGAGAGGGTTCCGGACTTACAATTGAAGTCGGAAAAGGTAGTGAAATTTTAGATTATGTAACTGGAACTCCCGGAAAAGGTGAATGGGGTTTATCAATTCATCCAACTTCTGGAATTGTACCTTCAGGAGCAGTAATTGTAGAAGCTGCTGGTAGTTATGCGTGGAATTCTACTACCAAACTACTAACAATTGACGATCATGAGTTTAGTGAAGGTTGGACAGCAGATGTAGCTTCTGTTACTTATACACTTAATGTCGAAAATGAAGCTACTATTTATAGAACTCAAACATTTACAAAAAGTAAAAAAGGCTTTGCAGGTGTTCAAGTAACAAATACTAATCCTGCTCAATCTTTAGCAGCAGATTCAAATGGTAAAGTTATAAGTTATACGGATTCTGGTACTGAGATTAATGTTCAAGCTTTTGGTACTTCCATTCCTTACTACACAAGTTCTGCTGCAAGCACTGCAGGAGTAACTACGTTCTGGAATATTGGCACTCCTCAATTAACTCCAACCTCCTCAATTACTGTAGGAAGTATAACTGTTCCTACAACTACTTTGACTGATCCTGTTACTGTAGCAAATCATAGTGTAATGAGTAATAGCATACAAAAAGTAACAATTACTTACCCAATAAATGTAACTATCAATGGAACTTTAGAAACCTATGAAACAAAGCAGGTAATTACAAAGAATACAAATGCAAGTGCGGTTAGTATAACTTCAAGCGCAACACATATTACATTCAATAGTAGTGAAGCAAGTCCAAGTCCTGGTAATTATACTCTGAGCTGGGCAGGAATTGTTCCTACCGGCATAACTCCGTATTATGTATTAAATGATGGCAGTAATGATACAAATTATGCAAATAATACAAGCACTTCTGCTATAACTCCCACTTATGCAGGATTACCTATAAATTATACAATTAAAATGTATGATGGAAACCCGGGAGGCAGCCCAGCGGGGGTTCTTCTTGCTACGGATAAAGTAACTGTAGGTAAGAGCAAGGACGGAGCAGATGGACAAAATGGAGTAGATGGAGCAGATGGAGCAGATGGCTCTGCAGGTGTAGATGCGAGATCCGTGGATCTTACTGCAGGAACAATTGTATTTACATATAATTCAAATGGTTCAAGCCCGAGCCCTTCTAGCACTACTGTAACTGCTACCTCTCATAATGTATCTGGGACTGCATATTATAGATTTTTTAAAAATAATGCTCAGGTTCAAGCAAGTAGCACAACAGCTACTTATTCTTATAGCCCTCAAACTACTATAGGAAGTATGCCTGATCAAATCGAAGTTGAGCTTAGAGAAAGTGTTTCTGGAAGTGTATTAGCTCGAGATCAAATTACAATAGGAGGTATCCAGCCCGGAGCTGATGGCGCTAACGGCGCTACTGGAGTTACTGGCTCAGACGGTTCAGATGCAATAAGTATTTTCTATACCAACCAAGCGCATACTGTTCCTGTTACAACTGGAGGTATAGAGACTTGGACAGGAAGTGGAGGAAGCTTACAAGTATATGACGGCTCTACAGCTCTTACACTAGATTCAAATAGTCAGTCGACACAATACCCTTCAAGCAATGGACGATATAGATATAATCTTTATCGGCTTTCTGGAAATACTCTTAACGAGCCCAGTGTTTCTGGCGCAAATACAACAACTGCAACATTCAACAACTGGGGCAACAATCTTACAACTGTAACTGTTTATAGAGTTGCTCTCTATATTAAGGATACGGGAGGCACTACCTATCAACTTAATTTTGATATAACTATTACTCCCTCAAATCAAGGAGCAACAGGTGCTGATGGTAATGATGGTAATGATGGTAATGATGGTAATGATGGTGCTGATGGCTCTCCTGGATCGACTGGATTTTTATACTTTTTCTCTGGAAATTCTTCAACTTCCAGCGCTTATATCTCGGTGACTTCGCCTGCAACGGGGTCTATAGCAATTGTACAAAATACTTCCGGAGTTCAAGCAGGGTATAGATGGAGTGGCTCTAGTTGGGTTTCTCAAGATATCGTAAATTCAGAGATTATATTTGCAAATGCGATTGGAGCAGAGCAACTTCAAATTTCTTCGAGTGCGACGGGAGCAAGTAGAATATTTTTTGACGGATCCGATAATAATAGTGGAGGAACCGGCCCCCGTATTCTTGTGTATGATTCTAACAGTAGCAATCCTCGCGTTATTCTTGGATATTTGAATTAAACACCACCAAAAAAATAAAACTTGACATAAAATGTCCTCTTTGTTATAATTTCATCATAGGAGAACTTTAATGAGCGCAGCAACTTATAACTTATTCATTGACCAAGGATCCGACTTTGCTCTTGATTTAGTACTCAAGGAAAACGGTTCCGCCATGGATTTGACCAATTACTCCGGTCGGGGGCAACTGCGCTCGACTCACGAGTCAACGACTGTGGCTGCCTCTTTTACTATCACAAAGACAAACCCAACTGGGGGTGCGTTGAAGGTAGAACTTAGTAATTCTGCTTCAACGGCTATGGCAGCAGGTCAATATGTCTACGATGTTGAAATTTTTACTAATGCCGACGGCGTTGTAAAAAGAATAATGCAGGGAACAGCAACTGTGAATCCTGAGGTAACTCGAGCATGACAGGGCCTGCAGTAATTGAAGTAACTGAGAATATAACAGAAATCACAGCCAGTAGTGATCAGATTACGATTAATCTTACTGATGATGTTACTACGATTCAGGCGTATTCTTTGGCAATTCCTCTCGCAGTTCCAGGTGTAATTGACGCATCCAGCGTAACTGTAAGTGGATATAATACAATTTCTGGAGGGTTTTTAGATAACGCTCTGAAAGAACTTGCAGATCAAAACTTTCGTGGCGATTCTACTCCTACTGGAAATTTTATAGAAGAGGGAGATACGTGGTACGATACCGACGACAATCAATTAAAAGTATACCGTGAAACGAGTAGTGGAGTCTTTGAATGGGTTCCTATAATGGTAGGGAACATTTCACCCGACTCTGACACTCTTGACGGCGGAGCCTTTTAAGGCTTATTTGGAGACTATAAATGGCTCAAATTATTAAAATCAAAAGAAGTACTGGAAGCACAGCTCCCGCTACTCTAAATGCAGGTGAATTAGCTTATACCGGAGGAGATGGTAAACTCTATATTGGTGATCCTGCAAACTCAAATGCTGTAACTATAATTGGCGGTAATGAGTATATTGACATATTCCCTTCCACTGCAGGAACTCTGGAAGCAAGCAAGCTAGTACAAGTAGACTCAAATAAGAAAATTAATGAGTGGCTTGTTGACAATATTACTCTTGACGGAAATACAATTTCTACTACAAGTGGTGATCTAATTATCGATCCTACTACTGGTAGTATTGATCTTGCTACTGGAGGTGCAATTGAATTTAAGATTCTTGATGGGTCTGCAACCTCTCTTACAATTTCTGAAGGTTCTAATAATTATGTAACTTTAGATACTACTAACGCTGCAGAAAAAATTACTCTTGCAAAAGATGTGTATGCAGATCAAGCACTTTATATTAATGGAGACAATAGTACTGGAAGTGGTGGAGTAAAAATTACAAATGGAGTCATTGATCTTAAAAATGGTGGATCAGACTCAAAAATTGTATTTTATTGCAGTGCTTCAAATGCTCACGCACAAACTCTGCAAGCTGCTCCACACTCATCTTCTGCTTCAAATACACTAACTCTTCCAGGTACAGGAACAATTCTTGCTACTCAAGATGGTACAGAAACTCTTACAAATAAGACTCTGACTTCTCCTGATATCAATACACCTGATATTGATGGCGGTACTATGGATAGTACTGTAATTGGTGGTAATAGCGCAGCAGCGGGTACATTCACTGTTGTTAATGTCGATAATCTAACAGTTGATGGTAATACTCTTTCTAGCACAGATACAAATGGAAATATTGTCCTTGATCCAAACGGCACAGGTACAATTGATGCAAGCTCTGCAAGAATTACAAGTGTTGCGGATCCAACAGGCGCTCAAGATGCTGCTACAAAAGCATATGTAGATGCTGTTAAGACAGGTTTGGATGTTAAAGCCTCTGTACGAGTTGCTACTACTGCAAATATTACAATTGCTACTGCACTAAATGTAGGGGACACAATTGATGGTGTTACTCTTGCAGACGGTGATAGAGTACTTGTAAAAGATCAGACAGATGCAAGTGAGAATGGTATTTATACAGCCGGAGCTAGTCCTGCTCGTTCAACTGATGCTGACTCTGCGGCAGAGCTTACTGGAGGTACCTTTACTTTTGTTGAAGAGGGGACTGCAAACGCTGACAATGGCTATGTGTTTACCCATAACGGCACTCCAACTCTTGGTTCAACAGACCTTCCTGTATCTCAATTTTCAGGTGCAGGTCAAATTACAGCAGGAGATGCTCTTTCAAAGACAGGCAATACCTTAAATGTAAATGACGATAATATTACTCTTGAGGTTAGTGCAGATAACCTAAGAATTAAAGGCATTTCAGCAACTGCAGTAGGTGATGTGTTAATTGGTGTTGCAGCAAATGGAGGATATACTCGACTTGTAAAGCCTACCGCTGATGATGCCTTACTTACTATGGGTACTGCGGGTACTGCTTCTTGGACAACAACACTCGACGGCGGCACGTTCTAATTTAGGAGTTTTTTGTGGCGCTAATACTTAAGCCGAAAAGAGGTACTTCTACTCCTACTACAAGTGACATTGTAAGTGGCGAAATCGCCATTGATACGTCTGCCCAGCTTTTATACATCAATGATAATGGTAGTATAAAAACGATTGGGGACGGTACAGGTAGTAGTGGAACAGTTTCGGAAGCTTTCAAGACTATTACTGTATCGGGGCAATCTGATGTAGTAGCTGATAGTGCGACCGATACTCTCACTCTTGCAGCCGGAACAGGTATTACGCTTACTACAAATGCTAGTACTGATACAATTACAATTACCTCTACGGCAACCGGCTCTGCCTTAACAATACAGGATGAAGGTAGCGCTCTATCAACCGCAGGCAGTACTTTAAATTTTGTAGGCGCAGGAGTTGTCGCCTCTGGTACGGGCGCTACAAAAACAATTACAATAGGTGGCTATAGTAACTCTGATGTAGATACTCATTTAAATAGAAGCACTGCAGCGACAAATGAAGTACTATCTTGGAATGGTTCAGATTATGATTGGGTAGCTCAAAGTGGGGGCGCATCGTCCACAGTGTATCAGTATACTGATGCAGGTATGTCTGAGTTTGAGTTTACTGCAAGTGCAAATCAAACAACATTTTCTGGGTCTGATACTAACTCTGCAACTCTTAGCTATGCTGCAAACTCTATTATGGTATTTGTTAATGGAGTATTACAGGACGACGGAGTTGACTATACAGCAACAAATGGAACTTCAGTAGTATTTGGTACTGCTCTTGCGGCGAATGATGAAGTAAGAATTATAGCAGTTTCGAGTACTGCGACTCTTCATAATCCTACTAAACTTGATGCAATAACAACTGTAAATGGACAAGCAGCATATTCTCTTACAGTAGGATCTAGTGCGTATACTCCTTCACATGAAAATGCTCTTACCGTTTCTGTAAATGGTATTACTCAAGAACCTGGTAACTCCTTTACAATTTCAGGATCTACAATTACATTTAGCCCTGCTCTTTCTACTGGAGATGTAGTAGATTATATTATAGATATGGGACGAAAAATTAATATTACAGAAGCGTTTGGATATGCAACTGTAGACGATGCAACGGCTCTGGCAATCGCTTTAGGATAAAATTATGGCAAATACTTTTAAAAATGCGGCGCTTGCAAGCGTAAATAACTCAGCGTACGATACGCTATATACTGCGCCATCTGCTACAACTGCGGTACTTCTTGGTGTCGCGCTTGCAAATAAAACTGGTAATTCAGTAACCGTACAAGTTCAATTCGCAGATACCTCTGCAAGCACTACACATCAGCTATTGGAAAGTGTGAGTATACCTGGAAATACAACGTTGGAAGTGCTACAGGGACAAAAATATATTCTGGAAACTGGAGATATTTTAAAAGTTCAAGCAGGAACAGCAAGTGCAATTGATGTTGTTGCAGGATTAATGGAGATCACCTAATGGCTTTTTCGAAGCTATCTGGAAAAGGTATTGATCTTTCAAGCAATGTTCTTACGAGCTTTGCTTCTACTGGTATTGATGATAATGCTACAAGCACTGCGATTACCATTGATACTAATGGTGATCTTGGTATTGGCGATACAAACCCTGATGCTAAATTGAGTGTTGCAACAGATCAACAACTAATAGCACGACTAGCTTCGACAAATACCAGTATAACTGGAATAAGATTAGAAGGTGTCGATGCATCTGCTTCTAATGATAATGTTTATGTAGATTGGTTCTATGATGCAGAAAATCGTCAATATGGTTTCGGGGAAGGAACTGCTTCGGGATCGTTACCAATTACTACCGGCATATCTCAAGCAGATATAGTAATTAATAATGGTAATGTAAGAATTCCATCAGAAGTTGGCTTAAGTAGTTTGTCAGTCACTACTAACCCGTTGACTCTTGGCAGTTTAACAACCTTCAACCTTGCTTTTGATAGTAATGAAATTCAAGCACGTAATAATGGTGCTGCAGAGTCTTTGGTTATTAATAAAGCCGGAGGTAATGTAGGTATAGGCTGGAATAACCCCCAGGTTCAACTCGATCTTTATCAAGTGACCGGTGATGATTTAAGAATATCTGCTTCAAGCTCTGATTATTGGGGCATCAATGCAGGGTCTCATTTTAATATTAATGATAGCGGCACTATACGTTTTAAAATTTATGATACCGGTAAAATACTTATCGGAGACGATGCATCCCCCGAAACCTTATTACATATTAGAGACAGTAATACAACGGCATATTCGATTTCTGAAACTGGTTTAAATTCCTATACCCCACAAGGGGGAGATCTTTTACAAGTTCAAAATTATGCTGCTGGAACAGATGATATATATGCCGGCATTTGGTTTGAGACAGGAAACCCTGCTACAAATACTACTGGTACTAATCGTTCAGGACGCTTTGCTCTAGTACCTCAAAATGACCAAGCTTACGGTAGTAATTTCGTTTGGCAGCTACGTACTACAGATGCTGCTCTAAATGAATATATGAGATTGAGCTATAAGGGACATTTAAGAGTCCCTGCAAAAGTTCACTTTGGTATGCCTATAGCTAATATTGCTGACGATACTAATCCAGGTGCACGTTTAAAAGTTGACCATAATCAAGGTACGCCAGATGAAGCGCCTGTAGCATGGATAGAAAGACAAAATAACTTAGCTACTCCTACAAAAGCAGAAGCTGCTCTACGTATTAACGATCATCAATCTAATTATCCGTTAGCGATAAGAGATCATAACGATAATAATATATTTAGTATATTAGGAGATGGTCGTGTAGAAATAATCCCTGTAGATACTGATTTGACATCTGGTAGAAATTATCTTTTTATGGATGTCAATGTAAATACTTCCGAAGCTCAATGGACCGGTGCCGACTATACAAAAACGGGCATTTTTGTTGATATGGATGCCAGCGGTACTGGCGGAAATACCGCAGATGAACTTCGTCTTTATGGCATTCGAGCTGATTGTCGCAGTACTCATCAAACAGCTGATCTAGTTTGCGGTTTATATGGATATGCAGAAACTCAACACAGTACTGGCACTACGTCAAATACCTACGGTGTTTATGGTTATGGTGTAGGTGATGATACTGGAACAGGTAGATCTAGTTCTGTTTTTGGTGGGCATTTTATATCATACGCATATGCAACAGGAACAGGTGGATCAAATACACACTATGCACTATACGGAAAAACCTTATTAACTACCTCGGCCGATAAAGATCATGCGTCTGTTTATGGCTCAAGATTTGAAATAGAAATCGATAATCCTGGTCAAGCGCAAACAGTAACTAATGCTTATGTCGTGGCCGCTGAATTTGATAATGACTCCGCAGGAAATGTTTCAATTAGCAATAGCTATCTTTATTATGGAAACTATGCTGGCGGATTGCCAACAAATGCGTATGGTCTTTATATTTTAGATAGTGTTGATAATTATCTTGCAGGTGATTTAGATGTAGGAGGCACAAAGAATTTCCAAATTAAACATCCGCTGCCATCACTTGCAAATACACATAATCTTGTACATACAGTAATAGAAGGACCTAGCGCTGATAATATGTACAACGGTATGGTCAGTCTTGTTGATGGATCTGCTACAATTAATATAGACACTGAGTTTGGTATGACTGAAGGAACATTTGTTGCACTAAATAGAAATATAAGAAGATCAGTAACAAATGAAGAAGGATTTACAGCCGTAAAATGTAGTTTGAACGGAAATATTTTAACAATTACTGCTCAAGACAATACTTGTACTGATGAAGTATTTTGGATAGTAATTGGTCAAAGACAAGATGAAGAAATAAAAGCAAGTACTAAAACAGATGCGGAAGGTCACCTTATACTAGAGCCTGAGCGAATTGAGCATGAAAGACCCGAAAAAGTAGTAGTTGAAGATACTCGAGATATAGACTAAGAGAATATTATGCCATTTTTAGGAGTAGAACCAGTACAAGAATTTGCAAGCGTTGCAAAGCAGACGATTACAGGAACAGGAGCAACTAGCTACTCTCTAACTCATTCTGTAGCAAGTGCAAATGATCTTGCAGTTTTTGTAAACAACGTGCGACAGGAGCCTACCTCTGCGTATACGGCTTCTGGAGGCACAATTACGTTTACATCTGCTCTTGCGTCTACTGATTCTTGCTATGTGATGTATATTGCGAGAACTTTTAGCTCTGCAAATGCAGAAGCAAACAGTATAGGAATTACAGAACTTAACGTTTCTGATGGCACAAATGGTCAAGCACTGACTACAAATGGATCTGGTACTCTTTCTTTTTCTACCATTTCCAGTTCTACTCCTACTCTTAGCGCAGTAACAGGTGCGGGCGCTACGACTACGAATGCGATTACTGTTGGAAATTTAACCGCGACGGGTATTTACATCGGCGGTAGTGGATCAGCTAATTACCTAAACGATTACGAAGAGGGCACATGGACTCCAAAGTTCTGGTATGCAAACAGCGCTTCAGATCAGCGGCATTTTACTGGAGGCGATTCAGAGGTGGATGTTTGGGGCAGCACCTCTCGATATACAAAAATCGGTGACATGGTAACGTGCTGGTTTGATGTTACGAATTTTAGCTTAACTTCTGCGGCGTGGACGGCCTTAAACAGTGCTGGCAGTTTTAATTTAAGTACTGACGGTCTTCCTTTTACTGTTTCAGATAGGGATAAGCTCGCAGGAACATTCATGACTGGTGCCGGCATCGGACAGTACAACGGAAGAAACATAACGGGAACACTTCAAGGGCTATATCACTTCAGAGAGATTGTCGCTTTCGTAGTTTCCCGAATGGACTCCACGAGCAGCTCTATGAGCCGCGCCAGTGTCGGTAACTTCGTGGATTTGTCGGGAACGAGCGGTCAATTTAGGGGAGTTTTCAGTTATTACACCACAGCTTAATTTTTTATTAATGAGGATTTAAAATGGCATTTATAGGAAAATCGCCACAAGCAGGAAATTTTATAGTACTCGATAGTATTACTACTTCTGCGACGGCAACTTACAATCTTACCCAAAATAGTACTGCATATTTTCCTGCAAGTGCCCGAAATCTTATTGTTTCTCTAAATGGTATTACCCAGGCGCCCGATACTGCATACTCAGTCTCTGGATCTACAATTACTTTTTCAAGTGCACTCACTGCAAGTGATGTTATTGATTATATTCTTGTACTTGGAGATGTACTAAGTATTGGTACTCCTGCTGATAATACTGTAGGAGAAGCTCAATTAAATTACCCCCTTACAACTTTTTCTTCAACTGGTATTGACGATAACGCTACAGAAACGGCTATCACGATTGATGCCAATGAGAATGTTGAGATTGAAAAGCAATATGCCGATATATTGTTCAATGGCGAGACTGGTCAGGGGAGAATTACTACCACAGCAGGTGCGGCAGGCGGGTTTACTGCTACCAATGTTCCTGGAGGATCGGGTGTAAACTTTAAAAACTCGGGCGTAGTAGAACTTTTCAGCTCTAACAACGATGCCGCGGTTGGCAGTTTAACTATCGACACCAGTGGCCGCGTGGGGATTGGCGACTCATCGCCCGACGCAGGATTGACAGTCCATAACAATGCTGGTGCAGTGATAGCAACTAGCAATATTGCGAGACAAACCTATACATCTGTAGGACAGCTGCAGGTATCTACCGCAGGAAGCGGTGGCATATTAATCCACACTAATGATTCGGCAGCTGGTATTGGATATTTGACCTTTGGTGACGGCGCAACTTCTGGACGAATATTATATAATCACTCAAATAATAGTATGGCGTTTAACACCAATGGGGTGCAGCGCATGTCAATCGACGGCGATGGCTTAAAGTTTGGTACTGACACAGCCGCCGCTAACGCTCTGGACGATTACGAAGAAGGAACTTATACCGCGTACTTATATGATGCTAGTACTGGAGGCAATCAAGCTTCTCCAGGAAGAACAGGGTATTATACAAAAATTGGTCGTATGGTAACAGTAAGTTTTTATGGGTGGAATAATATTGACACTACTGGATTAACTTCTACCGCCCCCGTTTATATAGATCTTCCATTTACTTCAGCATCAAACGGCCGTCATGTTGGCAATGTAAATCATCATGGATGGACGTATAGTGGGGCAAGTAGCGGTCGCACTCATATAATGCCTAAAGTTACACAATCTACAAGTCGTTTTTATTTTATTGCAAATGGAAACGGCTTGTCTGATTCAAACGTTCTTGTTAGCGATCTGAGTAGTGGGGCCGATGATATCGTTGATCTCACACTTACTTATCACGTTTGAGGCAAAGGAGAATAATTAATGTCAAAATCTAAAGGAAGAAAACTAGCAGAATGGCTTCGTGGGCTAGAGACTGACTCGTCCGGACGCGTAAAAAGTGGCGCAAGCTCTATTAAAGATGGTAGTATTTCTTCCGATAAACTTGAAAATGATGCTGTAATAAATTCAAAAATTGCAGATGGAGCTATTCATACTGTAAATCTTGCGGATTTAAATGTAACTTTTGGTAAGTTGCATACTGCGCTTGTAGTCACAGAATCTGACGACATTTCAAGCAACGACAATGACAGTACTATTGCCACAAGTGCTGCAATTGTAGACTATGTAGCGTCTCAAACTTTAAGTGGACCTACAGGCGCTACGGGTCCTCAAGGCCCTGCGGGTGCTACGGGCCCTGCGGGTGCTGATGGTGCTGATGGTGCTGA